CACCCTTGGTTCTTGAATTGATTGGCATGGTCAGGATTTTTTCGATCTAACTTTTTTTATATACATGTGCAAAGTATAGCACTTCTAAAGTGCAATGAGATTTTTTGGTGATTGGGTGTACTCAACTAAGTTATATTAACTCGACCCACAGAAATAGTAAATTATGGGTGTATGGGGTCAAAACCAAGACTCGTCTGGCTAAAAAACCCATTCCATAGGGTTCCTTTGATAGTGAACACTTACTAACTTAGTAGAGTGTTGACCCTGTGTTCACATACTTGCACAATCTAGCAAGTTATTGCACATTACAATACAGCTGTAAGTCATTGATTTCATTAGAGTTTTTGTGAAAAAATGGATTTTTCTGAAAAAAAGAATCTTCTCCCTGTGAGAGCCCTATCACTTAGTTAAAATCCTACTTATCCTTCGGTGAGTAATCTGAAGTCTCTGCTCCCAAAAGCTTGCCCAGTCTTTCCTTGATCTGGTCTTTGCTCATGTTGTCTAAGTTGGCGTTTATGTTCAGACTTTGCGACCTATTGATAGACAAACCAGCAAGTTGATTGAGTTCTTTAATGGCCGATACCGCTGCGTTGAACTGCCCATTTTCAAACGCTGTCTCTGTGATCTTCCACAACATTGTGCCAGTCTTTGCCGGGGTAATCGCATACTTCTCAGCCAGTTCATCTTGCTTAACTCTTATCGCCTTAACCACATGAGGATGATGTTTACCACTGAGTAACTTGTTAGCACTCACAGCTGGGAACTCAAAGCCAGCCTTCCTCGCTGCCTCAGTCTGGGAGCAAGCTCCCTCAGTGTAGTGCCACACGAATGAGGCTTGCATCTCAGTCAGCCCAAACTCCTCGTCTTTCTCGAACTGTGTTGGAGCACTGATAATTGGTGTCTTTGGTTTCTTAGGTCTTCCAGCCATATCTATTCCTCAGTGAAGGCTATGAAATTACCCTCATCTATTTTTATTATTGCGACAATGTTCTTGCGTTTCAACTTCCTCACAACTCCCATGTAGGTTTTAGCCAACACAAAGTGTGTGGTTAGTTTATAGTTTTCTTCATCAGTCTTGAAGAGTATCTCTCTTAGTCTATTCATATCAACAGTGTACCTAGGGTAGTGTACAGCTCCCAAACACTTCTGTTATTACACCCCCTATAAACCCCCTTCTTTATACCCATAGCTATTAATTAATATTTATATATATATATAGTACACTAGTAACCTTTAATAGAGTGAAAGCCTTATAAACAAAGGAAATATTGACAGTGTACCTCACAGTGTACCTCTCACTTTAGACACACTCCAAGGTACACTCCCACTGCAAACTTCACCACTATCACACACATTCATGCTCATTTGTCCAAGTTCTCCCACACCTCATCCTTCGACTTGAAGTGTACCCTAACAAAGTATTTCCTCACTAAAGCCACCACTGTGAACACTAGAGTTTGCACTCCAGCTGTGACTGGCACACTCAGTTCCAACCAAGTGGTGATAGACAAGACGACAAAAGCGATAGGAAACGCCATGAAAAAACCGATGGTTACATCGCTTACAGCCTCCCTCATGGCACTCCTATCTAGTGTCATAGGTCACCCTCAGACTCGCCCCAATACCACAGGCATTGAGCTTCTCCTTTAACTCCTCTAGTGAGTTATCACTCTCAGGTCTAATGACCACTCCAGAGTGCACATAAAGTGCCTTAACTGTTCTTTTTTTCTTCTTCATATAACCTCTATGTCTATAAACAAATCACCATCAGGAGCTATTCTTTGTTTAGCTATCTCTATATATTCGTCATTCAGTTCACACAACACAGCATCTCTGCTATTGCCAAGTGCTACCTGAGCTGTAGTTCCAGAACCACCAAAAGGGTCAAGAACAGTGCCACCGACTGGGCAACCAGCCAAAACGCAAGGCTCTATCAAGTCTGGTGGAAAGGTAGCAAAGTGTGAACCCTTGAAAGGTTTAGCTGAAACAGTCCACACTGAGCGTTTGTTTTTCTTTTCTCTTATGGCTTTGAAGCTGCCATCATGTCTACTACCTTTCTCTGGATTAGACCACTTACCATCGTAGTAACCTTTTTCACGCTCTACCTCTTTGGTTTTACCGGGAGCATAAATACTGTCTTCTTTTATAGCCTCATGATCGTAGTAATACTTAGAACTCTTACTCAACAAAAAAATATATTCATGTGCCTTAGTACAGCGATCTCTAACACTTTCAGGCATTGGATTAGGCTTGTGCCAAATGATGTCTTGTCTTAAATACCAGCCATCTGCCTGAAGAGCAAAGGCCACTCGCCAAGGTATGCCAACTAAATTTTTGGGTGGTAAGTTTGTTTTTACAAGAATATTTCCTTGTTTTTCTTGTAATTCTTTACGTCTACTATCAACGTAACCTTCTTTTTCATTTGCGTTAAATCCTTTGCCCTTTTGTTGTCCATAACTATCGCCTAAGTTTAGCCAAACTGTACCATCATCTCGTAATACTCGTTTTACCTCTCTAAACACTTGTACTAGGTTCTCTACAAACTCTTCTGGCGTTTCTTCTAAGCCTAGTTGGTCGCTTTCGCCATAGTCTCTCAAGCCCCAATAAGGTGGGCTCGTAATACAAGTATTAATAGACTGCTCAGGCAGTGTTTTTAACGTGTCCAAGCAACTGCCTCGCAATATCTTAATTGTCATATCTTTTGTCTCTAAACCGCTGAATCACGTTGTGTACAGCCACAAATGGCATGGAGATGACAACAAATGTCAGCAATATCACAGCACATAGAAGGAATAACCATATACTGAACCACTCTTTAATCACTAATCATCTCCAAAGTTGGCGTTGAACCCACCACTATCATCTTCTATCGCTGTGTAGCTCAGGTCATACACCTTCTTACCATTACTTCGTCTAGGTTCTATGCCTCTTTCGTGTAAGACACGACTAGCATCTTTAATGTCAGGCATCCTAGGTTGCTTAATACCTAAGTCTCTCAATAACTTCGTCATCTGTACTGGTTTTAAGTTGTCACTGTCAAAGTTGACATGTTCTAGCAATAAATCTTCGACACTTGACTGAGTTCTGTATATTTCGTTGGATTCGTGCAACATAGCTCTCTCGTCAGGGCTTAGAAACCAGTTCTTCTGTCCTTTGACATACATAGTCTCTTTCACCTCAGCCCACATCTGTTGCATGTCCACCCCATGATTGACGTTGATATCTTTGACAGCGAGTACCCAAAATCTTCGATTCCCAGACGTATCAGTCAGAAACTCCCTAGCGTTAACACTCGCATAAAAGGCCGTTCTTCTCTGATAGGTCGTAAAGGCTCTGTCGTAAGGTAATCTGAGCTCATCTGTCCTTGCAGTCACGAAAGCTTTTAACTGATCTATGTCTGACTTCTTAAATGTGCTCTCAATCTCACCCAGCTCGACAATCCAGTGTGATACAGCCCTCTTGACACTATCCTTGTCACTGGGGTTGAGGGTAGCACCTTCTAGTAACCAACCTTTGTCGTAATCACACAGTCGTTTGAACCACAGTGTCTTACCCAGTCCTTGAGCACCTTGTAATACAAGTATTCCCTCTAGTTCCACTCCTTGCTCCTCAAAAGCTGCCGCTACACAACTGACCAACCACTTTTTCATCAGCATTTCTTTTAGTTGGTTACTCTCATGTGTGGTGAGACTGTCCAAGAAGGTTTGTAGTCTTGGTTCGCCATCCCAAGGCTTACTGTCTATCCACTCAACCACTGGGTTGTATTCTTGTGCCAGTATCTTCAGATAATCTCTAACTTTGGTGTGTGGGATGCCCATATTGATACATCTATCCTCTACCTCTATCAGAGATGCCTCCTCCTTCATGTCAGCGATGAATTTGGTGTTGGGTATCTCTATTTCCATTCGTTTCTTAATGACGTTGTAACGCACTTCAACACTATGGGTTTTAAGAACCCCTGACACGTTGTCCTTGGTGTTGAGAAACCTTCCGTTGGCGTTGCGTTGGAAGTCATACTCTACTGGTAGGTCAAGTTTCTGTAGTGAGGGTATCAGCTCACCTTCCAGTGCATCATTCTTGTGGTCGTTGTAATCTCCTTGAGTCTGAGGCATCAAAACCTCTGC